GTTTCCCAGTCACGATCTCCATGCCCATCTGCTGAGGTGACCCAAAGGCTTGGTTGAGCTGCATCTGAGCCTCCTCAACCGCTCCAGGGATCTCAAAGCCGAACTCGTCCTCAGTCCGTAGGTCCTTGGACAACTGCTCCAGAAGAGCGTGCTTGAAGGCTTGAGGGGTTTTGTACTTCAGCCTCACCGAACTTCCAGGCTCAGCGGCGGCGCTGATGAATGAGAGGGCCTTTACGTACCCGTCAGCATCCAGAAGATCCTTAGCCAGACTGTCGAGGGCGATCTTGAGGTTGGGGATTTCTTGCTCCCACATCTGCCCATAGGCCGCCTCAAACGCCCTCTGCTGCTCTTGTTCAATCAGGCCCTGAGCGATCTGGAGGGGATTAGTAGCGCCTGGCGTCCCCGCCATCCAAGCGTCCACGTTCGCCATCAGGAGTTCGCCCACTCCGGGACCTTCTCCCTGCTGCTCCTCAATCATCCCAGCGTCGATCTTGCCCTGGATGAATTCCTTGATCGAGCCTCCGAACTGCTGACGCTCCGCTAGAGCCTTCTGCTTCTGGATGAAGCCTTGAAGGGAGTCGCCGTCTGGAGCTACGCCTTTCGAGAAGATGTCTGCCCCTGCCTGCTGAAGCTCGTTCAGCATGCTGTCCCAGTAGTCCAACTGTTGCCCCTCTTGAGGAGCAAGGTCTACGGACTGAGCCGCGCTCGCAAAGGCTTGCGTCGCCTCTTGCTTGGCCTCCTTCTCCGCGACTCGCAATCGAGCTTCTTGGATCTGAAGCTCCAGAGCGTCCATCCGCTTCTGCTGGACCTCGGCCGACTGTTCGGCAGCTTGCTGTCTACGACGGTTCTCATCCGCCTCAAAACCAAGCCTGCGGAAGTCCTTGTATCCTTGCAGGAACCCGCCTGTGAATTCGGTGAAGGGAACAGCAGGACGTACGTATAGGTCAGGCATTAGCTGAACAGCGTGCCAAAGCCACCAGCAGCGCCAGCAGCACCAAACAGAGAACCGAACGCACTACCGAGACCACCAGCAAGCATCGCATTCTTGTCCGCCTTCTCCCTCTTCCGAGCCAAGATGTGCTGAAGCCTAAGGTCATGAAGCCCCATGCGCCCTTGAACCCTCCCAGCCTGGCCTTGACTCAAAGCTGCGAGGGCTCGCATGAGCTGATCGCTCTCTCCGATCCGGGTCTGAGCGAGCGCTCGGGATTGTTGGTCTGTGATGGACTGTTGTCCGCGTAGAGATTGGGCGGCCAAGCCGGATTGCAGGTTCTGGAGGACCGTGGCATTGCCTAGACCACGATTGGCGAGGTCCTGACTCAGCCGCCCCTGGAGACGCCTTTCAGTGTCCGCCACCCTCTGGCGCTCCGCTCCGAACCCCCTCCCAATATCTCCCCTTGCACGAGCGAACTGCTCTCGAATGATGGGCTGCATCTCTCGAAGGGGATCCAGTACATCCCCATACGAAAGCTCAAAGCCCTGAGCAGCGTTCTTGATCGCCTCACCACGACCCTGCCGACCTCCCACTTGGAAGAAAAGGTCCAGCCAGTTGTCTCCCGTTCCTCCCCAAGTGAAGGTCGGACTGGAGTTCTGCTTCACCCGGTCGGGATTGATCGGAGGCGGGTAGTAGGCCATCAGTTCATCCTCCGAGTCCGGCGCAGCTCACGCAGGATCTCGTTGATCTTGGCGATGATATCTGCTGTAGAGGCAGAGGACGAGAGTTCCTGAATCCGCTTCATCATCGGCGGGACAGTAGAATCTTTGACTGCCAGACCCGAACTCCTAACCTCAAGCCCCCCCTTGGGGTCCACGCGCACATTCCAGCGCCCGTCCTTGTCTGCCTGGATCCCGTCCCCCTGATTGAAAGTTGCATCTGCTGCCGCAGATACGATCCGGCGCATGCGGGCATCACCATCTGAGAGGCCGACGCGAGCAGTTCCTCTAACTGGGGTTCTTGCCATGACTAGGACCTAGGTCGAATGATTCCTGCCACTGTGGCGTGGATGTAAGCTCGCTCCAGAGAAAATCTCTGATTCGCTGCTGCGTTGCGGAGTCGAACCCAGCAATACGAACCTGTAACTCGATCCCACTTGGGAGAGTTGCGTCCAGGAACCAGACTTCCGGATCGCTTTGCAACTCCGATCGAATCCGGCTCTTCCCCTGCGAAAAGCTCGTAACGACACCCTCCTTCCGAATCTCCAAGGACCACGGTGAGTCCTGAGAATTCTGTGTCATACCCTTCCACCATCGGGTCTAGCGGACCAGCAGTAAAGAAAGAGTCGATCGCCACCGCACTCCCAGACTGAGTCTGGTCGTCGCGCTTGGCGCTCTCATCCCACTTACGGGCATACCCATCCTCCCCACCAAGCAACAGGAACCTGTCCGTCTGCTCGTCTCCGTCGATCACAAGGACTGATGTGGGTTGGATGGCTGTGACGCTAGACGTTCCGAATTGGTCCTCCCAAAAGCTGTCCGTCTTGATGTCGTAGAACCACGCTTTGACACTGGTCCCTCCCGCACCAAACGGACACTGAAAGATGTGAATCCCCTCGTCCCGGTAGTTGTACACGAGACGGATGTAGTGAGTAGACAAGTTGACACTATCCTGGAGGCGCCTCTCGATCCTGTTCATGGACAGACGCTGTGGGATGCGCCCCGGGACCATACGGTAGAGACCACCTCTTGAGCCGTAGAAGTACAGCACCCCATCTGGATCTTTGGCCCACGGCCGACCGAAGGCCATGCCGGTGATGTCCGAGATCAGATCTAGACGCCCACCGGCTGCCGGATCTCCGGACATGGCCCAGATCTCTCTGTCCCCCCCGAAGAACAACACGTCGTCCGAGTAGGGGACCATCGTGTTGACGATGTCAGGGAACAGACCAGCCTCAGCCGTATTGCCCGCAACAGCCTGAGTGGGGCTTGGGACAGGCGGAAAGAGATCCCAGTCCGTGGGGTCATCCTTCTTGCTCATGTACCAGTTGTGGGGATCGTCCGGGGCCCTTGCCAACACAAGACGACCTCGCCAGCTCTCAATCAGCTTCGCTCTCTGGGGCAGAGAGCCCGGCCCACAAGACTCTAGTTGGGTGACCTTGTTCTCGATCGGGTCGAAGATCCGGTAGGTGAACCCGTCAGCAAAGTAGACCTTCTGGAAGAGGATTGCACTTTGGACGTATTGCGTGGTCGGGTTGATTGAGCCAGATCCACCAGCGATCGTAGTCGTGCCCGAAGAGGAGAAGCGGATGATCGAGTTGTTCGCAACCGCCAAGTGCCTGCGATCTCTGGGCGCACCAGAAGACCCCTCAGCCTTGACGAGAGGGACCTTGTGGATGGCGGCAGCAGTAATGTCGTTGTTGTTCTCTGTCCCTACGTAAATGAACTCAGCCACTCCATTGACCGAGTCGCCAGAGTCGTAGTCCGGGATGAGCGGGTTGACCGCAATCGCATGCGCCTCTACCTGTTCAGGAAGGGGGAAGCCGTAGAGCTGAGTCCCGTCATCTCCATCGTAGATCCGGACCGAGTTCCCGAGAGACGAGTTGTGAACCGGAACGTAGAGGTTGTTGGACTGGTCTGTGGCGAGACGAGGAGTCTTGTACTCCGGGAAGTTCCCAGACCAATCAGCAGTCCAAGCTCCGTTCGAGTTGACGGTGACCGTATCTCCGTTGTCGATCACCTTTCGGACAGCGTTGGTCGCGTTGGTCGCGCTGGCGTCAGGACCTATTGATAGGACATGATCGTCAACACCAACAACCACCCCATAACCAACACCACCAGCACTACTTCCAGTGGCTCCAGCCGTGTTCTCATTTACGACCCATTTGAAGGTGCCGTTGGCAGACCCGAATTTTGCTAGGAGCGGGTACTTGAGATAGGTCTGTCCAACGGCGCTGTTGGGCTCAATCGTACCACCGAAGTTCGTGACTACGCTAGGGGGCCCGGTAACCAGGCTGTTCGAGTCCAGACCGTACGTATGGCCGTTCGTGTTGACAGCAGAGGGAAGCACTCCGTAGCTTCCGTACTTATGAGCCAACTGACCTTCAAGCTGTTCGACTCCGTGACCCCCGGTGGTCAGACCATTCGTGTTCCAAGACGTGTCGGCGATGGGGTAGACATCCGTATCAGACTCGGACCCTGCATCCACCACCCACTGGTTGGCAGTCTCAGCACCGGCCAGAACAACGATCTCGGAGATGTCGCCCGCGTAGAAGAACGAGCCCGCCTCATCCCTACCCACGTAGGTTCGGGCGTTTGAGGTGGCGAAGTTCGGAGAGCTGTATCCGTTCTCGACGGTCGTTCCGTTCAGCCTGAAGGCAGAGTAGAGAGAGGCGGAACCGGCCGAGGCGTCGTTGTTGTTGACGTACACGAACAACGTCACGTTGTTCTCAGCGTTCGTGAAGCTGGCAGAAGCCGGGTGAGCGTCCGTTCCTGAGGCGTTGAAAAGGGAGTTGGTAGTGTCGTCGTAGACCGAGAACTGCCCGTAGACCGGGTTCGAGGTGTTGCTCCCCTCGTTCCTGTTGGCCCAGAAACCAAACTGGTAGACGTTCGTGCTGATAGCCGTGTTCTTCTGCTCCAGCATACAGCCTTGGTTGGATCCCGCATTCGGGCGGGCATGAGCTGCAAATACCCACTGAGAGCCGGTGTATCCCGGTAAACAGGTGACTTGCTGGTCTCTGTTGGCTCTGGCCGACCCTCCGTTCAGCCCAGACCTGAGAGCCTGGTTGGAGCCGTTGAACCTGAGAGTAGGGCGTCCGGCAGGACCATTCAGGCTCAGGGTGGGGCCTGCGTTGTCCGGGTCAGCCTCCAGATCTCGACCGTTTCCTGAGATGTCCCGCCACTTCAGGACCTCCACACCCTCCTCCAGGTCCCCGTCCACGTCGTTCGTGACGATGGAGTCTGCCGAGTAGCGCGCCCAGATCTTGAGCTGGGGAGCAAACCCAAAGGGGCTACCGCCAGTCTGAGAGTCGTCGTCCGGGTTGATGATCTCAGCGACCGTGGCGTCGATCGCACTCGGGTAGAAGATGTCCGACCCACCCGTCACACCCCGGGTCAGGCGGTACTCATTGCCCGAAGGGGTGCCTACGGGCTCGTCACACGCGATCATCACATCGCCCGTGCTGTTCACGTCCATCCCCCTGACCGGGTGGGGGACCGGAACGTCACCCGTCCTCCAGGACTCTACAGGCTCAGGAGTGGCAATATCCTCGTAGACGATGATGCGGGACTTCTTGTCCGTATCGCTGTTCTGGGCGCAGTAGAGCCGGTCCTTGAAGGTCTTCAGCTCCTCTGTGTAAAACCCGCTCTCAATCGACCACAAAAGCGAAAAGTTGTTGTCGGGTTCCTGGACGTATTTCCAGATACGAGCAGTGGACTGATCTCCTCCTTCTGAGACAGCGGCGTAGATGCAGTCGAACTCGTCTACGTGCAGCGCCCGGACAACGTGGTTCTTGTCCTGGACTGGAAGGGGGATCTTGAACAGCTCCTTCAGGTTGGCGCTGTACTTGATGATCGTCCCCTCGTCATCCAGGGCGTACAGGTTCCCCTGACGGTCGGACTGGACGTTGACGCAGAACCCTTGGTTCGGGGTCGTGGCCGAGTCGAAGTAGGTGTAGGGCCCCGGACAAGTCCCTAACTCGAACTGCGCGCCCCACGCCCAAGCAGACCCCGTATCAGCAGACGAGTTCCGGACAGGCTGGAACTCAGCGCGAAGCGTGTTTGTGAGGGAAGAATTCCAGGTGACCCCCACTCCGAAGCGATAGTAGAGGCTGCCTGCGTCCTCCCTGTAGACCGGATCGTTCGTGGTGACCGCACGCCAAGCGTTCCCGCTGTTGCTCCTGAACTCAATCGTGGGCGGGTTGGCGTCTCCCGTAAACCTGAGCTGGTGTCTGTTCGTGTTCGTCCCGAGGTGCCGAACCTCCAAGAATCCTTGGTTGGGAGAGGAGGAGTTGGAGTTCCCTCGGGTGTAGATGGAGAAGAACAGCATGTCGCCATTCGTAAACCCACCCAGCGCATTCAGGTCGAAGTCTCGGTAGACCCCAGCCAAACCACCGTTCGTGTCCCGAACCAAGTCTGCTGTCAGACTCCCATCAGGAGCGTTGGTGTTGTTCGTGAGGACGATCGCACCCGCGCTCTTGGTCCAGTAGGAGTTGTCGAACGCCTCAGGTTGGCTGACCTCGTTCTCCAGCTTGACGTAGGTCAGGTTCTTGGAGTCGAACGTGACCGTTGCGAGATCGTAGATCTTGTTCGTGCCAGAGATCTGGTTGGTGTAGTAGCGCGACAGACCCGCCCGCTGGGCGCCCATGATGCGCCCATTCTTCGGGTTGATGTTCCGGACGTTCTTCGCGTCCCGGGTGGTCTGGGGCTCCTGATCTCCGAAGGCAAGGTTGTCCGAGATCCCCTTGAACGGAAAGGAGATACGAAACCTCTGCTCCCGAGGCTTACTGGGTAGGAGCTGAGATGCGCGTCGAGATCGAGCCATAACGTGCTCTGGTGTACCTGCTCGTGTGGACCTGAGCCCCACCACCCCTCAGGCGACCGTAGCTCCACTGCACCATGCCATCCGACCGGACGGCGGCTTTGAACTCACGACCGCTCTCAATCCTCTCCAGCAACACCTCCAGGGGCTCTACGTTGTCCCGCTCATAGCCCTTCGCGTACGCGCGAACGAGACGCAGGAAAAGGGACTCCACGAACTCAGGGATGCTGATGATGGTCTGGTCATCCGTCACCTGAGACCACCGAGATCGGTAGAAGACCGTCCAGGCTCCAATCTGATCTGAACTAGGGTTGGGCCAGATCTCTAGGATAGGCACCTTGGGGGTGCCCGCGTAGCTCACCGCCGCCTGGTAGTCCCAGGCCGTAGTAACCTCGATCTGAGACGTACGGTTGCGCAGGATCTGGTTGAGAGAAACCAATTCCACGTCGTACAGACGGGAGTCTGTCGAGGTGAGGGCGATTATGTCTCTGAAGTCGTCCGGCAACGCGGCACTTCCCGGCTGGATCTCCCACTCTATATCCCCGGTCATAAGGTCACCGCTTGCGATGACCGAGGGGTTCTTGATGACGATCGAGTCAGAGTTCGTCTTGGACTCAACCGTGAAGAAGCCCGTGTTGGCGCCGGTGCCCGCAAGGATCTCGATCTTGTCGCCGTCTACGAAGGTGTAGTTGGCGAAGGCTCCTGTCTCCGTCAGCGTTCGGGTTGCTGAGGTGTAGGTGGCCGTTGTCCCTGAAAGGGATCCCCTAAGGTCGATCAGGGCGCTGCGGCCAACGGCCCACTTCCAGGGGTACATGCTGTAGAGGTACTCCCCTGCCTCGTTCAAGATCCCGAGCTGGTCGAGTTCTTGTGACAGTTCAGCATTGCCCAGGGCATGCCGCATGTAGGAGAACGCCTTTTGGACTGTGACTGTCATGATAAAAAAGGGTGACCCACACCCCACGAAGGGGTGGGGCCACCCAAAGGAGAAAGGAAGAGGGGACTAGGCCACAGTGATGTTGAGTTCGCCGGAAGCGAAGCCAATACCGTTGTGGAGCATGACCTTGTGAATCTCGGCCGAGTTGGTGATCGAGTTCGTGGGGCTTGCGAAGAATGCAACCACACGCTCCGTGGCACCAATCGAAGCGTTGAACGAGTTGGTCGTGGTGACCGTCAGGGGCGTGCCCGGAATGATGTTCGAGATCGTTCCGTCTGCAACAACCCTTGCGTCAACAAGACCAAACGTAACCACGTTGCCACTGTCGTTGTCAGCGATGCTGTCGGGGACAGTCACGCCAAACAAAGTCGGAATGGCTCCCGTGGTGTGTCCAGCAACCGGATCAACAACCGTGTTCCAGATCGAGTCGTCTGAAGCGTCTCCATGACCCGGAAGGTGGGCGTTGGAGTCCGTGGTGTTGATTTCGGCTGCCGAACCTGAGATGTCGATGGCTACGACCGATCCCCTAGTCAGGGCTGCCCCCGCTCGGTTCTTGAACGGGTTCATCTCCTTTCTCGGGAATAGGCCACCAACGCGGTCAGGACCGCCTGAAGGCTTACCGATGAGAGTCATGGCGAATACCTAGCTGTAGAGGCCGGTGTAGAGATCAGAGGCGGGCTCAACAAAGCCTTGCCGCTGACGAGACGTGCAAAGAACGTTGTACCAGGTGTAAACCGGGCAAACGAACGTGTCCGGATCGTTGTGGTGACGAGACACTTCGTCCTTGAGGAAGTACATCTCGTCGTGGAAGACCGGGTACAGGTACTGAGTGTTGACCCAGTAGTACCGAGGTCCGCGAGGATCGGCGTCAGCGTTACCTTCCGAGAAGGTCGCCGTGCCGCCCGAGTTGGGATACAGAGCAGCCGTATCCAGCTCAGACGCCCACTTGACCGGAATGCCCATGTAGGCCGGATCCGCGTAGCTCGGGTCTTGACGGCCCGCAACCACGAACTGGTCCTGCGAAACACGAAGTGCGATCTGGTAAGCGGTCTGACCCTGACGCGAGGCCCAGATGCATTGCCGGTTGAAGCGAGGATTCATGAAGTATTCCTGCATCGTCGGCGGCATCTCGAACCGAACGTCCTTCCACATCAGGTCGAACGTCGAGATCAGGTTGCCCGAACTGAAGATGTCGTTGTTCGTGGCAATCTCAGTCGAGTACGTGCGCTACTGAGGCACGAACTTGTTGCGGCCAATGGTCGTGTCCGTGGGGTCGATACCCTCAATCGTGGTGAAGGTAGCGCTGTCACCAGGGACAAAGAGACCGTTGGTCTCGCCGTTGATGAAGGCCGGGACCGAGTAGGGCTGTTTACCTCCCTCGGCCTCCATCTCAGCAACGGTGGGCTTGGCCCAGAGCTGTTGCTCCATGCCATTCCACTTGGCCGTCCACATGAGAAGTTCTTTCTCATTGCGGAGGTCAACGTAGGCTTGGAAACGTGCCTCAGCGTCCCCGTACTTGACGCGGTCGTTGAGCATGACCTCTTGGCGCGTCCAGCTCATGTGAGCTTCAGAGAAGCGCCAGAAGACCTTCGTTTTCTCCAGCTTCTGCGGGTTGACCCAGTTGCGAGTCTCACCCGGAAGCCGGAAGGTGAACGTTCCGTTGTCCTCGAAGACGATCGACTCGCGGATATCAGAACCGCCCTGGATCATCTTCTTCTTACCCGTATCACCGCCCATGAGGGCACCGAACGAATAAGTGTTCAACTGAGCATCGTTCACCAGATCCTCAGGGCCCGTGACGTACGTCGGCCCTGTGGCTTCAACGAAATCGTTGAACTGGTTTAGTGCGGTGCCCGTCATTTGAGCTTACTCCTATTCGAGTCCTGCTACTTTCCTCGCTCCGGCGATGTCACCAGGGTTCTTGTCCAGGTGCTTGAAGATGGTCCAAGACTGCTCGGAGGGGGAAAGGGTCTTCTTCGTCTGACGCTTTGTCTGCGTAGTAGGAGTAGACGCGTTGATCTGAGCCTTGATGTCAGCGTCCTCTTTGGCTGAAAAAACTTCGGGCCCGTAGAGTTCAGAGACCGCAGCATCAAACACTTCGTTGGCTGTTTTGTAGCCACTCCCGTTGTTGACGATCATTTCTGCGGCGATGTTCTCCACTTGCTTCCAAGCCGTATCTGAGACCATCAACCTGGGAACCACTTCCCCCAGTCGGTCTCGGTTGTCTTTGGAGACGGCTTGGGCGCTTTGCTCCTGAGCCTCTGAGAGAGAGGCCTGGAGAGCCTCGAAGTTCTTGATGTGACCTAAGAGGGTTGCTTGGAGGGGGGTCAAGACTTGCTTGACCGCCTCCGTCAGGGCTTTGCTTCCTTCTTCGCCAAGATGTTCTTCAAGCTGAGAAAGAGGAGCGAGGTCCAATTCGGCAGTGGGCACCGCTTGCGGTTCTGCCTCTTTGGTGGCGACGGCATCGTCTAACTGCTTTTGAAGATCGTTGGCGCGACGGAACGCTTGATCGGCGTTGTACTCCCGCTCGTTCTGCTTGCTCCACCATCCAATGACGGTGTCGTCATCCAGAGCGTCAATCGCTGCCGTGGGGTGTCCAGCGAGCTTCAGTCGGTCCCGAGCCTTGTCGGCATCAGGATTCTTCTTCGGCTCAGGATCTTTGGCTTCGGGTTCATCCGAACCCTTCTCCTGCTCAGGGGCCTTCTCAGGCTTCTCAGCAGGTGTTTCCTTTTTAGCGGGCTTCTCCCGAGCCCGTTCCTTCATCTCCTCTCGCGGAGTGCGATAGACCTCTTCCGTCTTCAGGAAGGCGTCTAGATCCTTTTTCAGACGATCAGAATCAGACTCCGCCTTGTCTCTCGGGGCACCCCCGAGCTGCTCCGCTACCGCTTCCAGTGTCGGTTGCATGACTTCTCCATACCGCTGCTTGAGTTTGAATCAAGAATCTCCCTCTCACCCCTTCCTGGGGTCCTTACCACTTTGCATACCGCCGTACTTATCCCACTGAAGTCTGGAGTCCCCTTGGTCAGCCGCGCGCTTGGCGATGTCCTGCGCTTCTGACTTGGTAGTCCACATGGGGAACCCATCTTTCGTGTACCTAGTGGCGTGCTTGTAGTTCTTCGGGAGCTGAAAAGAGAATCCTCTAGGATCCCCTTCTCCAGGTATAGGAAGTTCGGAAGGTCTATTTTGCCCCTTCCCCTCTACTACCTTTCCGTTCCTGACTACGAAGGTGCGTCTCACTTACCTTTCTTCGGCTTGTACTTCTTCCCGCCCGGGTTCTTGCGACCCCGCTTGGGCGTAGCGAAGTCGCCCTTCGCGGCTCCTTTGCCGCCGTACTTGCCGTAGGTGCCTTTCATTCCTCGGCCCTTGCCGAGATTCTTGCTTGCGTATGCCATGTCGATCAAGCGCTCCGCGCATTTACGTTGGAATGGGTTTCTGAAGTTTGGCTGCCAGAGGCAGGTTGTCTAGGTCCTTTTTGAGGCTGGGGGCGGGCGTTGGCTGAGAAGCCCTGAGGGGTCTCAGAGGCCTTCAGGTGGGGCTGAGTGTCATTGGCGAGGCGGGGCTGGGGCGGTGGAGTGGTGTTCAGACCGCCCATGAACTGTAGGCCGAGCAGGACTTCTCCGATCTGCCTGACTCTGTCTACGTCCACCAATTTCGGGATGGAGGGGTCTCCGATCTCGTCTGCCTTGCTTTGGAGCCAGAGGTCTACGTCTGTGAAGGGGGCGATCTGGGGAAGAAGAGGGAGAGCCGTTAGGACCAAGTTGTCTACCTTGGCTTGGCGTTCAGCTTCGAGAGCTTCAGAGGTGTAACGCATGGAGATGGGCTCGATCTGGATGTCAAGCTCCTCCAAGAGGTCGGAGTTGTTGAGGCTGCCAACGTAAACGACCTCCTCTACCGGCTCTCCCATTTCGTCTTCAAACACTCCTCGGGCGTCTTCACCCAAGTGCTGGCGATACCTCGGGTCGTGAATGAGGTACCAAGCCTCCTTCTGGATGATCTTCTGCACGATGCCCAAGAACTTCTCGGACATGAAGCCCATCCGCTGACCCGAAGACTGAGAAGCAATGGCCGCCTCTGTCGCTGTACCTGCTCCTGTAACTTGACCACGCTGCGCCTCAGACATACCGGCCGCTCGGTCTAGAGACTCGCGCAAGAGCTGGTACTGGGTAATGTGCGTGGGTGTGATTCCTGCGAGTTCGATCTGGACGACGTGCTTCTGTAGCTCGTCTACTGCGTCGACCATGAAGACGTTCAGGTCCTCAAACTCCTTCATCTTCTCCGCCAGCTCGGCCGTCTGAGCGTCTACAGCGATACCGCGCTTGTGGCGCTCGATGGCTGCGGAGATGGCTTGGCGCAGAGCGTTCAGCTCCTCTGATTGGGCCTCTACTGCCCCGATAGGGGAAAGGGGCATCACTTCGTCTGGGACGATGAGATACCCCCCGAAGGTGTAGGGACCTTCTTGCGGACCCCAGAAGGGACGGGGGTCTCTAAGGTAGCTGGTCTTGTGCTCGCCGCTTTGGATGGTCTGGCGAGCTATGGTGAAGATGGTGCCGTGAAAGCCTTTCTCTTTCGTCGGCTTGAACTTGTTGCCCTTGTCGTCGGTCGCTTCCTCTAGCGTGACTTCGGGTACCCAGACCTCGTAGTATTCGACCTCTCGGCGTTGAACGGTGATGTCACGCTTACGGTACAGCTCATGGTGTGGCCGGTCTTTGGGGAGAGCCAGTATGAGGTCTCGGTTCCATCCACGTGCCGGATAATCTTCTGCTTCTTGAAGGAGATCATCGACGTCTCGGATAAGCTTGTGTCCTTGGAATCGGACTTCGCTATGTTCGAGGGCTGCGGGGTCTGTGATGTAGCGGGAGGGACTAATCCTCTTGCTTGCAGGTCGGAAAGGCGGATCTTCTCGGTCTGCGAACCCCGGTACTGGTTCCGGAGTCGTGAGCGAGATACACCATCGAAAGGCGAAGTCAACCGCGAGCTTTTCAGTAAGTCGCTTGAAGTCTGTGAGGACGAGGTTTCGGTTGACAGCCAACTGGGTTGCTCTTGAAAGCGTCTCAGCCTTGTGTCCTCTACGAGGGGTCTTGACCTTGACACGAGGGTTTCCGCTTGCGAGCTGGGGGAGGAAGAGGGAGATCCACTCGTAGGTGTGGTTTTCCAGATCCACTTCGGATCGCTTCCACTGCCGCCGGAACCCTGGCCCGGCGTATCGTGAGATCTTGTCCTCGTAGTCGTTTCCGAGGAAGTCATCTCTCACCTCCTCCGCTTGCTTGATCTCTGCCCACAGATTTTCCGGCCGCACGTCGAGCATGCGACACATTTCCAGCTTCGACTTGGTGGTAGTCTACAATCTTCCGTAAGTGCTCTTGGGGAGGGTGACAGGTGGCGCAGATCCAATCTCCAAACGTACGCCAGAACTCTAAACCCGGATGACCGCGCCAGAACTGGGATCCTCCACATCCCCAACAGGGTCGATCGGGAGGAACTCGATTTCGACACCTTCCCGCATAAGTACCTGCTTCAGCTCTACGATCTTGGTCTTCTCGTACTCCCAGCGTTTCCACTTCTCTTTTTCGACGCTTTGCCCTTCGTCTAACCCAGCGTGTGGGTACCACCCTCCAGTCATATCGCATGACAACACCCTCAGCTTCTTAGCTCCTAAAGCGAAGCACTTCTCTGCCACGTAGATCAGCGTGAACCCGGCTCTAGGGCCGTTCTTGATCTTGTCGTGCAACAGACCTCGGTCCATTGCCCTGAACCCGACGCGGGGGTCTAGGTCCCTCTCCCACTCGGGACGTCTGATCCTCCCACATCCGGCCAGGAAGAACTCTAGGAAGCGGTTGGCGCCTAGCCAGATGGTGAGAGGGTGATGGGCATACTTCCCGTAGCCGAGCTGCCCGAGTCTGTTGGGGTCGTCCCAGAAGGCCCAGATGTCTACTGGGAGTCTGTCCCGAATGTCGATCGCTCGGTTGATGGCGATGACGGGAGCGCCGGGGATGAAGTCATCTTCTGTCAGTTCCTTTCTTGACTCACCACCGGAGACGATGTTCCAGCAATGCCTGTTGGGGAACTTCTCTTGATCCCAGCCTACGTACGGGACTCGTGTCATGACAGCATGTCAGGAGGTCGCGTGCGCTTGGAGCGCCAGCGCATCTTTGTTTCCTTCCACTTGGCGTTCCAGCGGTTCTTCAGGATCTCGTCCCATCTCGCTCCGTAGGTTCCAGGGTCCCACTTCTTCTGTCTCGTTCCCTTCTTCCCAAAGCCGTGGACGAAGTTGAGAACCTCATCGTATCTCCAGGCGTCTATTCCGTGGTCGTCGCAGGTGTCGTCGGGCTTTTCTTGGTTTGGGCGGCCGTCTTCGTTCTTTTGGTAGACCCACGAGTGGATCTCTTGCTCGGTGCAGGTAGGACGCCCAGCTTTCGCAAGTGATTCGTCGCGGCCCTCACAGAGCGCATCTCGGAGGAAATAGGTGCGAACGTGACCTGACGTGGGGTTCTTGAGACCCTCTCGCATGACGTCGATCGCGTTGGTGATCTCAGAACGGTGACCCCCACCCAAAACAGGACATCGAACTGCGATTGCAGGCGCTTCACGACCCAGCCTGGATCCAATCCGCAGGTTGAAGAGGTTGATTGCTTCTGGATTCGAACGATCGCACGAGAAGAATCGAATGTCATACTTGCTCCACAGGTCAACAGCGGCATCCGCCCATTCTTCCTTCTGCCACCTCGTCTTGTAGATCTCGGCCACTCGGAATCTCCTAATTCCGGGGTGCCAACGAGGGCTATCATACCCCCAACCGATCGTGACTGGGAAAC